ATCAAACATAACAGCTTGGTCATTGGACTATACCATTACGAGAGGCTCAAATATAAGACACGGTTCAATGAAAGTACGTAATACTAGTACTCCGCTTGTTGATGATGAGTATGTTGAAGATGCTTCAACTGGTGTTACACTATCAGTAGCAAATACCTCAGGCACAACATATGCTTTACAATATGTAACAACCAGTACAGGTGCTAACGCTACTATAACTTACAGCTTAACTCAGTTAGGCTAGTATGTGGCCCGTGGGCTATGAAGAACGTCTCCAAACCTGGGTCCAACTCAGGGAAGATTGCAAAAACAAACCAATAGCAGAACAACTTAACCAAATAGCTGGATGGTGGGGACATGCTCCTCGAGTAAGAAACGTAGTACACTGGCATGACCAAGAAAACTGGCCATCTCCTTGGGAACTTTTGGCAGATAATAACTTTGACGAGCTTGCTATTTCCTTAGGAATGTCGTATACTTTATTAATGTTAGAAAGTATAAACGCCACTGTTGAGTTAGCCCAAGCAAAGGACAGGACAGCAAGTGACTTTTATATAGTCCTGGTTGACGATCGGAAATATATACTTAATTATGACCCGTGGTTAGCAGTAAATAGCGAGCAGGCAGATTTTACAATATTAAATACAGTTGACAGTGATCAACTATTACAAAAAATAGGATAGAGATGGCAGAGATTATAGTTACTAAAAGAGACGGAAGTAGAGAACCTTTAAATATTGAAAAACTACACAAAGTTGTAATGTGGGCATGTGAAGGTACTACAGGTGTATCAGCGAGTGAAGTTGAGATTAAAAGTCACTTACAATTTTACAATGGTATTAAATCGTCAGACATCCAAGAAACAGTAATTAAATCAGCGGCGGACTTAATCACAGAAGAGACACCTAACTATCAACACGTAGCTGGTAGATTGATTAGTTATCATATACGTAAAGATGTGTATGCACAGTTTGACCCTTGGCATATTACAAAATTAGTTAAACAAAATATTGAACTTGGGTTATATGATCCTCATCTATTAGAAGATTACACAGAAGATGAGTGGGACCAAATTAATTCATATATTAAGCACAACCGTGATGAAATGCTAACGTATGTTGCAATGGAACAATTCCGTGGTAAGTACCTAGTACAAAATCGAGTTACAGGGCAAATATACGAAAGCCCACAAATGACATATATGTTAATAGCAGTAACGTTATTTTCAACTTATGCTAGAAGCTCTAGATTACAATACGTTAAAGATTATTATGACGCAATATCAACTCATCAGATAAGTTTACCTACTCCTGTAATGGCAGGTGTAAGGACTAGTCAACGACAGTTTAGTTCATGTGTACTAATTGAAACAGATGACAGCTTAGATTCTATTAATGCAACGACTGCGAGTATTGTTAGGTATGTGTCACAGAAAGCAGGTATTGGTATTAACGCCGGACGAATTAGAGCTATTAAAAGTCCTATTAGAAGAGGAGATGCTTACCATACAGGTGTTGTTCCATTCTTTAAACTATTCCAAGCGGCTACACGTTCATGTTCGCAAGGTGGTGTAAGAAATGGTGCGGCAACATTATACTATCCAATATGGCATTTAGAAGTAGAGGACTTATTAGTACTTAAAAATAACAAAGGTACAGATGATAATCGTGTACGTCATATGGATTATGGTGTGCAGTTTAATAAATTAATGTATGAAAGATTGTTGGCAGGTGGAGACATAACGTTATTCTCACCACATGATGTTCCGGGTATGTATGATGCGTTCTTCCAGGACCTGGATAAGTTTAAAGAACTATATGAAACTGCTGAACGTAACACAAAAATTCGTAAGAAAACATTAAAAGCAATTGATTTGTTTAGTTCATTTATACAAGAACGTAAAGATACAGGCAGGATATATTTACAAAATGTTGATCATGCTAACACACACGGGTCGTTTGACCCTAAAGTAGCACCAATTAAACAAAGTAACTTATGTTGCGAAATTGACTTACCTACTAAACCATTAAATGATCTAAATGATCCAAATGGCGAGATAGCGTTGTGTACACTAAGTGCTATTAATTGGGGTGCATTCAGATCACCCGAAGAGATGGAAAAGGCGTGCGGGCTTGCTGTGCGAGGATTAGACGCCCTTTTAACCTATCAGAACTATCCTGTGATAGCGGCCAGGATGAGTACAGAGAATAGACGACCATTGGGCGTAGGTATTATAAACCTGGCTTACTGGCTAGCAAAGAATGACTTTACATATTCAGACCCTAGTTGTTTACCAGAATTAGATCGTTGGACACAGCATTGGTCATACTACTTAATTAAAGCGTCGGCAGACCTAGCAGAAGAATACGGTGCATGTCCAAAATCAAACGAAACTAAGTACCATCATGGTATACTGCCAGTTGATACTTATAAACGAGATGTAGACGAACTAGTACCACATAAAGATCATGTGGATTGGAAAGGATTACGTGAGCAACTTAAGAAAACAGGTATACGAAACTCAACACTAATGGCACTAATGCCAGCAGAAACATCTGCACAAATTAGTAACTCAACAAACGGTGTGGAACCTCCACGTAGCTACATTAGTATTAAACAAAGCAAACACGGCGCATTAACACAAGTAGTACCTGAATTTAGAAGATTAAAGAACAAGTATGAGCTGTTGTGGGATCAGAAGAGTCCACTAGGCTATCTAAAAATAATGGCAGTTCTACAGAAGTATATTGATCAAGGTATCTCGGTAAATACTTCTTATAACCCAGAGCATTATGAGGATGACAAGATTCCAATGAGTGAGCTGTTACAACATGTTATTATGTTTTATAAATATGGTGGAAAACAGTTATACTACAATAATACATATGATGGACAGGGTGAGATTGACATTGACAGAGATATTCAAGACAGTGTTGAATCTAATCAAAGTAGTGAACTTGCAGACGATGACGACTGCGACAGTTGTAAAATTTAAATAATAATAAAAAAGATAAAATCTACTATGAGCGTTTTAAACATCAAGAATAACCATCTTAAAAGCCTAGCGTTTCTTGACAAACAAGGTGGCCCTGGCATACAGAGATACGATACCCTAAAGTATAAACAATTTGATAAACTAACTGACACACAGTTAGGTTTTTTTTGGCGCCCTGAAGAAGTTGATGTCATGCGTGACTCAAAAGACTTTAAAGATCTAACTCCAAATGAACAGCACATCTTTACAAGTAATCTAAAACGACAAATACTATTAGATTCAGTCCAAGGCCGCTCACCTAACTTAGCTCTATTACCTCTTGTTAGTTTACCAGAGATTGAAGGATGGATTGAGACTTGGGCATTTAACGAAACTATTCATTCTCGTAGCTACACACATATTATTCGTAACGTGTTTTCGGACCCATCGAAAGTATTCGACGAGATGATGGACATTGAAGAGATTGTTAATTGTGGAACTGAAGTTACCAAATATTATGACGACCTAATAGAACACGGTTCATGGTATAAACTATTAGGTGAAGGCGAACATACAGTAAACGGTAAGAAGATAACTGTTGATCGTTACGAACTTAAAAAGAAACTGTGGTTGTGTATTAACTCAGTCAACGCACTAGAAGGCATACGTTTTTATGTGTCTTTTGCTTGTTCGTGGGCGTTTGCTGAACTTAAGAAAATGGAAGGTAATGCTAAAATTATTAAACTGATTGCACGTGATGAAAACGTACACTTAGCATCAACTCAGCATCTGTTAAAAATGCTACCACAAGACGACAAAGATTATATTAAAATTAAAAAAGAATGCGAAGATGAAGTAGTTGACATATTTAAAACAGCAGTTGAGCAAGAAGGAGCGTGGGCAAGATACTTGTTCAAAGATGGATCAATGATTGGCCTTAACGAACAACTATTAAGAGACTATGTTGAGTGGATTGCTAACAAGCGTATGTATTCAATAGGTCTTCCTCAGATTTATAAAGGTGGTAGTAATCCTCTTCCGTGGACACAAAAATGGATAGCAGGCGGGTCTGTACAAGTTGCACCACAAGAAACAGAAATATCATCATACACAATTGGTGCAGTTAAACAAGATGTATCTGAAGATACATTTAAAGGATTTAGTTTATAATGTTAACCGTGTATTCAAAAACAAATTGTCCTTTCTGCGATCAAGCAAAGGCATTTTTAGAACGTAAAGGTATAGAACATCGTGTAGTTAAGATTGATGAAAACGCCGAAGCACGTGACTTTTTATTAGCACAGGGCTTTAGGTCAGTACCTCAAATCTTTACAGAGACAGAATTATTCGTAGAAGGTGGGTATCAAGGGCTAATTAAGTTAACAGAAGACGAATTAACCACTAAACTAGGATAATAATGGAAATTTCAAAAGATACGATATACACATTCAAATTAAACTCAGGCGAAGAAATGGTAACAAAGGTATTAGATATTAAAGATACTCATTATATCATTGAACAACCTGTATCAATAGCCCCTGGACAAAATGGCATGCAAATGATTCCAAGTGCATTTACTATGGAATTACAAAAACCAGCGAGACTAAATATTAATGCAGTAACAATGGTTTTTGAAACTAGTCTAGAAGTACAAGCTAGTTATAAAACAGCAACAACAGGTATAGTTACACCACCAAAAAAGAAAATTTTACAAGGATAACAATATGCCAGGAATAGTACGTAAAGGCGACATTAACAGTGCAGGAGGAGTTGCTATCGGTGCAAGTTATGATGTTATAGTTAATGGCAGAGGAGTTGTATATCCTGGTAGTCCAGTAACTCCACATCCTTGTTGCGGTGCCCCAGGGTGTGATGCCCATTGTGCGGCTGTGGTAATAGGTCCTGGTAGTTCAACAGTATTAGTCAATGGTAGAAGAGTTATTAGAAAGAGCGATGCAGATAGTTGTGGCCACTTACGTTTTTCTTCCAGTTATGATGTGATTTGTGGGTAATTAGATATGGCCTGCCTCGGAGCACTTACAAGTATGTTAATGACAGCAGGCGCTAGCTTGTTGGCTACCCCAGGAACAGGATTAACAAAAAGTTTAGGTATCAGTAATGCTGTTTCAAAAACAACTGCAAATTACCCAGGATTTGGCACAATAACAGAAACTATATCAGCCGCTAACGGTGCCGGCGGCACTAATTTAATTACTATGGGAGGACTATCATTCCCAGGTGTAGGCAATGCAGTTCCCAGCAGTTTTCTAAGCGACCTAGGTAGTACATTTGGTATGACTGGACTAATTGACGCAACAGCAGACGCTATTATGGGTGCTGATCTAGGAGTATTTACTCAACATTTTACTGCCGCTGATGGTTTAGTTGCTGGGCAAAATCAATTTATAACTGCTCTAAAATCATTTGCTACTGAAACATTTTCACAGTATACTCAAGACAGTTTAATGACTGGTGCATTAGCAGATGCTAACAAAGCTCTGCCATCATTATCTACAGATATGCTTAATGTAGGTAATATTATTAACTTAGGTGACCTAAATAACTTAGGAAATCCTTTAAGTCTAATTAAAAATTTAAGTCAACAAGCAGGTGGACTTGCTGTTCTAAATAAAAGTTTATTGAATGCAGGTATTGATCCTAATTCACTTAACACCTTAATTAATTCAACTAACGTTGGAGCTCTAACTAGTTATAGTTTAGGTGATGCATTAGGAACTGGTGGACTAGTAGAGTTTACAGGCACTAGAAATGCACAAGACCTATTAAGTGGCGGAAGTACAAATTATGCTACCTTAGGATTGGCTCCATCAGATAAAGGTCTAATGAGTGCTGTGTATGATGTAATGGCTAATGTTACAGGTGAGGATCTAGCACAGGTGCAAGCTATATTAGGAAGTGATGTAAAGGGACTAGTGACTATGCAAGATATGTTAGACCCTACTAAGATACTACCAATAAGTTTTCCTGGTTTAACTTCAATTCCAAGTGCAGGTTATGAAGCAGGAAAAAATCAACAATCAACAGCCGCTAGTACAATAAGCAAGGTCTACGTATAATGGCAACACTAAACGAAAAATTTA